CGCACAGAGTTCCCCGCGCCTCATGGGGCCGAAGGCTGCCAGTAGGATTGGGATTTCCATTTCTGTCCCTTTGGCTGCCTCCATAACCTTTTTTATATCATCATCTGTCGGTACATAGAGCTGCGGTCGAATCTTCTGCGGGAGAACGGTGTTCAGTGCAAAATCGGGGCGCGTCTCCCTTAATACGGCACTGATTAGAGCGTGGTTATCCCGGACGCTCTTCGGGGAGTGCCCTTCGGTAAACGCATTGACATGCCTCTGGATATCCTCCTGGGTTATGTCATCTATTCGGATATCTTTCAAGTCCTTATAATTTTTCCTGGCGCGTTTATATTCCCGGACGCTGGAAGGGGACAGCACGACAGACCTTTTTTCGATGTATGCCTCAAGGGCTGCCTGGAAAGTTAAGGAACGCGGAGCAGCAGTTTTTTTTGAAACTGCATAAGCAGCGGCGGCAGCCTCAGCCTCTCTCTTTCCTGCGGGCTTTGGATTGTCAGACGTGAATGATTTATAGTGTTTTTTCCCGTTTTCGTCTGTGTAGTCGTAAACACGGCATCTCCATGATCCAGACGGGAGTTTTTTTGCTGTTGCCATAGTTAATCCTCCTTTTAGGTATAAAAAATACACCTATGCAGGTGTAGGAGGTTGTGGTATACTTTTCTTGCGAGGGAAAACATACCACCACCTCACGTGCTGTATAGTTTTCTTGATTGCTCCGGTGTTACCAGCATCGGGGCTTTCTTTTTTTATTAAACATAGTAGGGATTTGGCTTGAAAATAATAGAAATAATATCAACAATCCATCCAATTCCAAATAAGCCAAACGTGAAAAGATATAAAATTCCCATGCCGACTTTGCCTTCGTAAAATTTGTGTGCGCCTATCCATCCTAAGAATATACAGAGGATCAACGATACCCATTTGTTTTTGGCAACTTTTGTCCGGTATCGGTTGTAAGCAGAGCTTGCAGAAGAGCTTGCAGAAGAGCTTGAGCTTGCCGAGTTGTTGATCACAACATTCGACTGCCCTGATTCCTGCACCTGCTTCCCACATTTAGGGCAGATCACGCAATCTTTGTCAATCTGTTCTCCACAGTGCTGACAGAATTTTTTTGCAACCGGAGCGCCACAGTTTGGACAGACAGAAGCCTGATCCGAGATTTCTTTCCCACATTCTGGGCATGTGATAAGTGCCATAATCTTATCCTCCTCATATTGTATTTATGTGTTAATCGCCGCAGCGATATAACCATGTGTAACATTCTGTCAAAACCTGCGCAGTCTGTCGTTTTTTGCCGCGTAGGTTCGACGCTTCACCGCGTTTCCCTGTACGCATCTGTTGAAATATATATTACCTTGTGTTAATATATAATCAAACAAATGTTCGTGTTGGGAGGGATGCACGATGGACTACAAACAGCTCATTAAAAATATGGTCGATGAGATTAACAATGAGGTCTTTTTAAAAAAGATATATTCATTTGTTAAAGTTTTCATCGAAAAGTAAGGGGTGGGAGCAGCTTTCAAGGTTGCTCCCTTTCCTTATATTTTGTTGCCATTGCATAGGCGATTTTCCGCAGCGCTTCCTTTGATGTTTCGTCAAGCTCCATATATACCTCTATCAAGTCCTTTATAAAGGTGTCGTCGCCCTTTGAGATCTGTCCGAGGTATCCTTCCAGTTTGTCACTTGCAGGTAGGTACATCGGTTCATTCCCATTCCTGATCCAGTCTTCATTTACGCCGAATTCTCTGCATATTGAGAATATGATAGCATTTGTAGGTTCGCGCCGCCCAATTTCATAATTTGCAATGCTGTTTCTTGCTAAGCCCAGTCGTTTTGCAAACTCTTCTTGTGTATATCCAAGTTCTGATCTCAATATTTTCAAGCGTTCTTTCATTATCTATCACCACCTTCCTGCCTTTACACTTATCATATCAGAAAAAAGTGCCATTGTCAACAAAATAGTTATTGACAAGAGTGTCAATGGGACGTATAATTGTGTCATAAGATACAAAGCGAGGTGATAAAAGTGAACATGTTGAAAGACGTAATAACAGCGGATGAGCAGGAAGAAATCAAGGAATTTGTTTCAATTCTCCTGCTTCTTCCGAAAGAGGACCGGGCGGTGCTGCTATCTAATGCGAACGCTTTCCGGGTTCGCAGAGACTTAGAAAAAGCAGTAAGCGGCGAAGATGGGAGGTGAGAAAGCGAATGATGAACGCAGTGGAATTTAATAAAGCCGTCAGCAAGCACTGCAAAGATATGTCTGGGGATTGCTGCAAATGCGACTTACGGCTTTATTGTTACCTATCTCCAAGCGAGAGATGTGATGAGCTTGTTAGTTTGGTTATTGACTTTTTGCATAACTGCACGGAAAACCAAACTCCGTATTCCCATCACAGTGCGGCTTCTTATCCTTGTATTCATGATATGGACATGAGCAACGCACTAGGCGCTTCTTGCCTTCAACAATCTCGTAATCCTCAAGAATAGTTACGTTTTTGTTGATTTTATGGCAATGATAGAGTCTCGATGATAATTCCAACGTCTGAACGCTCCTTTCTATGTACTCGGCTCTGGCGGGAGCCTGTGAGTACAGTATAGGACGGGGATAAGCAGGAAGCAAGAGATAGGAGGTATGGATATTAACGAAAGAGAAGACAGCTTTGCAGTAGAAGTCATCGAAGAAGCAAAGCAGGAGACAAAGAGATGGCGCATAGCGTGGGAAATCACGATGGCCGCGCTGATTTTATCAAATCTATATTGGATGTGGAGGTGAAAGAGATGCCGAAAACAAAAGCACTTGGGGTGTATGCGGACCGCAAAGAAGCCGTCCGGCGCGTCATCAATGTCGGACTGGCACGCAGCGGGCTGACAGGAAAGGACCTTGACCGCCGGAACATCATTAACAGAAACACCCTCGTAAAGCGGAAAGCAGAGGGTGAAACAATCCGGTTGGGAGAGATATGGGCGCTCGACAGGGTATTACATTTTACAGATGACGAGATTTTGCAGATGTTCGGGAGAGGAGGTGAGAAATGGTGTGGATATCGCCGTTTTGGTGCGGAGTAATAGTAGGGGCAGCGGTTGAGCTTACTCTACTGATAATAGCATCCGTATGGTACAGCAAAAAGAAAGGGAGGAGGTAAGAGCGATGCCGAAGCAGCTGCGGCGCTGAGGTGGGCGATTATCCAGCCGGAAAGGAGATGAAAGTGAAGATGGACAAGTCTGATATATGTATGATGACTGGAACAACGCTGGTCATGGCAGCCCTGATCATGTGGGAGACGTTTGGCATGATGATCACGCCGACGGTACTGACGGTCGCCGCCGCCGGCTGCTTTGTGGCAACAGTGCTGTGCGCGGCACGCGAAGAAGAATTAAGAAGCCGGAAAAGAAAAAGGCGCTGAACCGACCAAAGTACCAGCGCCAATGAAAAATATTACGCCTTTAGTATAAGGCGGGAATGGAGAGAATGCAATGATTTTATCAGAAGATGGCAAAGTGAGAATTATGGGGACGGGGTTGAACGTCCTTAGAGATTTTGCAGTAGCGTCTGCGTCGGTAACGAAAAGCCTATTAGATGCTGGGGTATCGTATGAAGATGCGAAGAGTATCATGAAAAAAACGCTTTACGTTGGCATGATAGAAGCATGTAAGAAAAAAAATGAAACGATACCAGAGATGGAAGAGATGAATAAGGCCGTGAATGAGTTTTTTGATAAATTCCGCGACATGTGGAAGGATGAGTAACATGTATACAGAACAGCCGATAGATGAATACAATGAAAGCCTGGATACGGGAACTGAATTAAAGGCGCATAAGCGCCTGAGAAGAATAATGCGGATAACGCAGGAGATTGAACAGGAGGAAAACAAAGAAGATGAGCACATTATATGAGATCACAGGGCAGTATTTGGAACTATATGAAATGATGGAATCAGCGGATGAGTTGGAGATGAAGGTTATCGAAGACACGCTGGACGGCATGGACGGCGAACTAGAAGAAAAGGCGGAGAATTACGCAATCATTATGGCGGAGCTGGATGCGGAAGCCGCGAAGTTTGAAAAAGAAGCTGATCGCCTTGCGGCGCGCGCGGAGCAGTTACACGGACGGAGCGCGATGCTGAAAGACAGGCTAAAGAGAGCAATGGTACTTTGCGACCGGAAGAAGTTTAAAACAAACCTCTACTCGTTTGCAATCTGCAAAAACGGCGGCGTCGCTCCGATGGAAGTGGATGATACGGCAGTCCCAGACGATTACATGAAGAAAATCCCTGACACGTCTAAGATTAGAGAGGCATTGAATGCAGGAAAAACCCTCACATTTGCTGAATTGAAGGAGCGCGGGGAGCATCTTCGGATTAAGTAGGAGGCGGACATGAATAAATTTAGAGAGCTGAGGGCGGATGAGATTGAATGCCGCGTGTCCACAGTAAAAGAGAACGGCTGCTCACTATTGCTGTATAAGGATGCAAGATGTGACATGAACATCCTCGACGAGGCTGTAGGCCCGATGAACTGGGAGCGGAAGCATACGCGGGATAATGCGAATTGTACCGTAAGCATTTATGACAGCGAGAAGCAACTTTGGATATCAAAAGAGGACACGGGCATAGAATCCTTTTCGGCAAAGGAAAAAGGACTTGCATCCGATAGTTTTAAACGCGCCTGTTTTAACTGGGGCATAGGGCGAGAGCTGTATACTGCGCCGTTTATATGGATTCCATCTGATAAAGTGCAAATATCCGGGACAAAGCCTAAATTTACGACATACGATCGTTTCCATGTCACGCAGATCATCTACAAAGATTCCCGGATTGTGGCACTTGCTATTAAAAATACCTCCATTAACAAAATGGCTTTTGTGTATGACATAAGGGGCAAAGGGAAATCATGAATGCGTTTGTGAGGATAAAAAAGTACAAGGACACCGACAAGGGGACAGACTTAATTATATCCGTCCCGATTAAAGGCCTCGGCGAAGTCCTCAGCAAAAAAAAGATTAAGGATGCAGAAATCCGGCTGGATGATGGACGGCATATATCCGCCGAGCAGCGTAAAAAGGCATATGCGACGATCCGGGACATAGCATCTTATACTGGCTATCTTCCAGAGGAGCAGAAGGAGTGGTTGAAATACTTACATATCGTGAAAACAGGATGCGGATATTTTAGCCTTGCAGACTGCTCTATGGATACGGCGCGGGAGTTTATTAACACCATATTGGAGTACGCGGTGGAAAATGGAATCCCATTAACGGATAACGCTGTGGAGCGTACCGATGATATTAACCGATACCTGTATTTTTGTATAAAGCATAAAAAATGTGCGATATGCGGAAGAGATGGGGAAATACATCATTGGGATGCTATCGGCATGGGAAACAACCGCAATACCCTAGACGATTCGGACCATCGAAAGATATGCCTATGCCGGGAGCATCACACAAACGCGCTTCCAAAAAATGTATAAAGTATATGGAATTATCTACAAGGAGGATGAGGAAAACGAACAGCAGGAACAAGGGCGCGAGTGGAGAACGAGAGCTTGCGCGGAAACTGAAGGAATACGGCTATGAAGCGCGCAGAGGACAACAATACTGTGGTTCGAACGGCGACGCTGATGTGGTTGGGCTACCAGGGATACACATCGAATGCAAGCGAGTAGAGCGTCTGAACCTGTATGATGCTTTGGCGCAGTCTGTTGCGGATGCAAAGACAGACGAGAAGCCGACCGTATTCCATCGAAAAAATAATTGCGGCTGGCTCGTTACCATGAGATTTGAAGATTTTATGGAGTTATACGGAGATAGCCGGTAATGTGGTGAAACATGTTATAAGGAAGAGGATTAAACTTGGCTGGTACAAGGTTTTAGATAATCCTAACACAGTTGAAACACTGGCGCAATAAGCGCGAAAGAAACTACTGATTCGACTTGTTGGGGAGTATATATCACGGGCATGACGGGTGACCTCCTGTTCCCCAGCGCCGGGGGAAAGCGGCGCATCCCTAACTGGAGAAAGATCATGAATATTTTCGATTACATCCCGACCGGGCATAAAAATGCTGTTTCCAGACGCTGGCTGCAGACCACAACGCACATGAGTGATCGGATGGTGCGGCGGCTGATCGCAGAAGTAAATAAAAACGACTGCGATGCTGAGCTGATTATCAATCTGCAGGATGGTAAAGGGTATTTTAGACCGGCGGAAGATGAAAAGAATCTGGTTCGCAACTGGATGGCAATAGAAAGTTCCCGAACTGCTGAGAATCGCATGAATGTGGATGCAGCGAAACGGTATCTGCGAAAAGATAAGAAGCCACGGGAAAATGAGTTGGAAAAGAACCAGATCACAATGGATGAATGGCTTGCGAGCCTGAATGGAGGCGGATAAGATGCCGAACAGGATTTTAAAGGAAAGTATCTGCCGATCAGATACGATTGACCAGCTGAGCTGGTTCGAGGAAGTCCTGTTCTACCGCCTGATCGTAGCGTGTGACGATTATGGAAGATTTGACGGAAGACCTGCGATTATCCGCGGGACATGCTTTCCGCTAAAGGATATTACATGCAAGAGCATCGCTGATGCCCTGCAGAAGTTAACGTCTGTAGGCTTGGTCAGAGAATATTATGTTCAAGGAAGACCGTACCTGCAAATGGTAACTTGGGGAGATCACCAGCAAATGCGTGCAAAAAAAAGTAAATATCCATCAGAAGAAGGCAACTGTGAGAATTTGATATCATCTGATATCAATTGCAATCAAAAGAATACAAATGATTGCAATAGTCCCCGTAATCCAATCCAATCCGAATACGAATCCAAAACAATATCGCGCGAGGAACCAGAGCGGTTTGAGGACTTTGTCGCAGCGTACCCGAAAGCAGGAGCAGACCTGCCTGGAGTGGCTGTGGAATACTTAAATACCCTGCGGATGGGTGTAAACGCTGACGAACTTGTACAGGCAGCCAGAAATTACGCCGAAGCCTGCCAGATACGCGGGACGCAGCCACAATATGTGCTGAACGCTGAAAATTTTCTGCGAAAATTGAAATTTGATGAGTATCTGCCAGAAAAGTACAAGAAGCCGAAAACGCCAAAGCGGCAGCAGACCAGCGTTGACCAGTATAACCAATTTATGAAACACGACTACGACATGGACAGCCTGGAAGCTGCCCTGCTGGGAAAGTGAGGCGGGTATGAGAGCAACAAAGGATTGCGCCTATCCGGTCTGCGAAGCCTGCCAGCATCCAGACTGCATCATGTTTGGCACGGATATAAGGGCGCTGTTAAAGCGTCGGCAGCGGCAGGCAGATCCGGAAGCATACCGGCAGAAGCAGCGGGACTACAGGAGCAGGATAAAAGCAACGCTGCCGCAATGTGATAACTGCGAATCCTGCGTACTGGTCCGCAAGGAGAAACAGGACGGATACCGGAGGCTGTGCATTGCAGAGATGCGCCTGATCGAACAGAAGGTAGCAAACAGTCCGCAGTGGTGCAAGAAGAGAGGAAAGCGGAATGGGACGAAAGATAATCTTGTACGACCTGTACAAGAACGATGAGTACCAGGGACGGTACAAAGCAAAAGAGCTTATGTATTTGCTGGGCATGTCCCGAGAGACCATAGCCAGCCGGGTCTATCACGGGGTAAAAACAAAAGATGGCTACGAAATTATGAGAGCGGAGCCGGACGGATGGGCAGAGAGCTGGGAGCGGGCATGTGCACCGCTAAGGAGGTAAACATGGACAAAATTGGATATAAGGCTTTTAATCCCGGTATGATTTGCCGGGGCAAACAATACGAGGAAAATGCTGTGTTTGAAGAGCCGGAAGCAAAAATTTGCAATACTGGAATGCACTACTGCAAGAATCCATTTGATGTGCTTGAGCATTACGGGTTTGTAAACGATAACGCTGAAATAAACGAGTTCGCGGAAGTCGAAGCGCTTGCGGACGAAAAAACGGACGACGGACGAAAATTTTGTACTACAAAATTAAAAATTGGCGCGAAGCTCTCAATATATAATTTTGTGAATGCATTTGTTGAATTTACATTAAAACGAACAAATGGAGAGAGCGCTGCAACCAACACGGGAAACTGGAGCGCTGCAACCAACACGGGAAACCAGAGCGCCGCAACCAACACGGGAAACCGGAGCGCTGCAACCAACACGGGAAACTGGAGCGCTGCAACCAACACGGGAGACCAGAGCGCTGCAACCAACACGGGAGACTGGAGCGCTGCAACCAACACGGGAGACCGGAGCGCTGCAACCAACACGGGAAACTGGAGCGCTGCAACCAACACGGGAAAAGACGGCGTGGCCGTATCGTGGGGAAGACGCGGAAAAGCAAGAGGAGAAAAAGGCTGTTATCTGGTCCTTGCCGAGTATGACGATTCTAACAATTTAGTTTGTGCAAAGATGGAAAAAGTGGACGGTGAGCGCATAAAAGAAAATACGTTTTATACGCTGAAGAATGGAGAATTTGCAGTGGCAGAGGAACAGGGAGCGGAAAAGTGAGCCGCTCAGGAGGTAAAAATGCGAAAGATTATAACTGTATTAGTAGTTCTGACAGGCGTGCTGTTGTATTGGATTTATAAAGCCGGAGAAAGCATCGTCCTGGAGCAGGATGTTGACAGGATAGGACAAAGGAGACAGGACAATGGCAATATGGATTAAAAAATCGCCGGATGCCGAACCGGTATGGATGGCGGCAGATAACCGGATCAGGGAGCTGGCGCTCTCGATCGAACGGCGTGCAGGTATCGCACCGGATGCGGATGGGCTTCGGCAAATCCGGGAGTGGGCAACAGAGATTGTTTGCCAGTGCGACATGGTGGAGCGTGTGCAGGAACAGGCAGAACCGGCGTGGAAGAGCGAGCTGCAGGATGCGTTCCTGCGGGGCAGCAGGGTGTAAATAAAAATCGAAAGGAGACGGAGCTTCCCGGGAAGATGCGCATCGGCTCCTTAAAAGAAAATGATAAACGGAGAATTGATTGTTGATAATTTTGCCGGCGGAGGTGGAGCATCCACCGGAATCGAAATGGCAACAGGGTACAGCGTAGATATTGCAATTAACCATGATCCAGAAGCAATTAGGATGCATAAAGCGAATCATCCAAACACAATACATTACTGCGAAGATGTATGGCAGGTGGATCCGGTAAAAGCATGCAATGGACACCCGGTAGGCCTTGCATGGTTTTCACCAGATTGTAAGCATTTCTCAAAAGCGAAAGGCGGTAAGCCAAAGGATAAATTTATCCGTGGCCTTGCGTGGGTAGCCTGTCGGTGGGCGGGACTTGTCCGACCGAGAGTAATTATGTTGGAAAATGTAGAGGAATTTAAGACCTGGGGACCGCTTAACCGAGGGCATCATCCGATTAAGGCGAAACAGGGTAAAACCTTTGGAAAGTTTGTGCAGCAGCTTACAGATTTGGGCTATGAAGTGCAGTTTAAGGAATTGGTTGCGGCCGATTACGGTGCGCCGACCATGCGGAAGAGATTCTTTATAATTGCACGATGTGACGGCAGACCGATTGTATGGCCTAAGCCAACACATGCACCGGCAGACAGTGAAGAAGTAAAAGCCGGACTACTTAAGCCTTATGCCGGAGCATATACACAACTTGACTTTTCCCTTCCGTGCCCATCGATTTTCGAAACATCGGAAGAAATTAAAGAGAAATACGGAATCCGGGCAGTGCGACCGCTTGCCAAAAAGACAATGGATAGAATCGGCAGAGGAATCAAAAAGTTTGTGTTGGACAATCCGGAACCGTTCATTATCAAGGACGAATCAAACGATACAAAAATTCCTATTCTGATCCAGTACCACTCAGAGACAACAAAAGACGAGGTGCGCGGTCAGGAAATTGAGGCACCGATTATGACGGTAGACGGTTCAAACCGGTACGGGCTTGTGACGTCCTTTATCAGTAAATTCTACAAAAGCGGCACTGGGCAGGATGCAAGGGAACCGCTACATACGATTACTTGCGGAGACGGGCATTTTGGAGAGGTGAGAGCGTTCTTGACAAAGTATTACGGATCCGGCACAGGACAGGATATAAAAGAGCCGCTTGACACGATCACAGCGCAGGATCGTTTCGGACTGGTGACGATCTACGGGACAGAGTACCAGATTGTGGACATTGGTCTGCGGATGCTGGAACCTAAAGAGCTGTATGGCTGCCAAGGATTCCCACAAGATTATATCATCGACCGGGACTGTGACGGCAAGGCATACCCGAGAGCTGAGCAGGTCAGAAGATGCGGTAATGCTGTATGCCCGCCTATACCGGCAGCACTGGTAAAAGCGAATTTGCCAGAATTATGTATAGCGAAAAGGCAGCCTATCTGTAGGATGGATAGGATACAGTCAGAGAAGTCAGGACAGATGCGTTTTGCGTAATAATTGGAGATCAGAAATGTATAAAAACGCAGAGGTTTGGAGAACACGAACTGTCACAGGGACAGAGAAGATCGTGCTGGTGGTAGCAGACCACGGGGCAATGGCGTATGTAATTCACTTGGCGGAAGAAGGCGTACACACAGACATTGAGGTAAATTGCGAGGGGCTGCGGTACGGGTCCAGCGATCGAATGTACTATGTACCATCCAGAAGTTTTGAAGAATATCTCCGTACAGTAACAGATGAGCAGCTGGCAGATATTAAAAACAAGCTTGCAGCGTCGATCGGGATTGAACCGCAGATCACAGAAAAAGAAGTTGTCCGGGAAGTACCGGTGGAAATTCCGAGCAATATCGCTCCTGCGGATCCACAAAAATGTTGCGATGCAGAGGTGCAGGAGCTGATGATCCGGGCGGAAAGAGCAGAAGCACTGCTGGAAGAGTACAGAGAGCTGTATCGGAAGGTAATCGAAAAAATCTGACCTGATTAAAGAGGGATAAGAAAATGGACAAAAAGGATATTTTAGGAAAGTTGGGCATAATAGCGGCTGCGGCTTGGCTGATACTATTTATTCTGGCGTTTAGTATGGACCGCTCCAGCAGAATGGGAGATGTGTTAATACTCTCAGCCTTTGCTGGGGTGTTGCCTATGATTTTTTTCACGATTGGTGATTAGCCAGATGTATTTTGCAAAGGCGAAAATGAGCATTTAAAGGAAGGAAAAGAACTATGAAAAATTGGAAATTACCATTGATTATTGTAGGAGTAGTAGTGGCAGTAGTTTTGTTGTGTGTGTTTGGAGTGCAGTCAGTACAGAATCGGGCAATCAGTCTGGAAGAATCGGTCTATACCGCTGAATCTGACATTAAAGTGCAGGAGAAACGCAGGGTTGACTTGGTTTATAATCTGGCAGACTGTGTAAAACAGTATGATCGGCATGAATCAGAAACATTGACTGGACTTGCAGATGGAATGAGCGAAGGGAACAGTGTAGAAGATGTAAATACTGTGATCGCGGCAGTTACATATGCTTATCCAGAGTTGAAAAGCAATGAGAATTATAAGCAACTCATGAATGAATTGTCTATTACCGAAAACATGCTTGCCCAGTACCGGGAAAATTACAATAAATCCGTAACAGCTTATAACAGGTATGTAAAGAAGTTTCCAGCAAGAATCTTCCTCGACTGGACAGGCTATGAGGTTTTGAAATTTCAGCGGTTGGATTATCAAGCACCAGTTGACGCACCGCAGGATTTATTTGGAGAATAGCTTATGGAAATAACCAAGCGCGAAATCATCATCAGCGTTGCAATCGCCGCCGTTATGCTAATAGTCGGTTTCTTTATATCTGGAAAAATAACTGATATGCAGAACGATAAGAACGCCGAATACCAGAAGGCAGTGCATATTGAGGACTCTGAATTATTTCGGTATGGCATGGACACAAATGTTGGAAATGCTTTTGTGTATGGAGATTTGCAAGCGGTTGATACAGTGACTTTTGATGAGATTGGCGGGGAATATCTTCATGTTGAAAAGATAGAAGAACGATATGAACGCCATGAAAGAGAAGTGACAGAAACAGATTCAGAAGGTAAAAAGCACACAAAAGTAGAAGTATACTATGAATGGGAAATCGAGGACAGAGAAAGCAAACATTCCGAAAATATTATGTTTTGTGGTATCGAATTTCCGTATGATAAAATCCCGTATTCTCTGGACAATCACATAGAGACAATAAAATCTGGGAGAGAATATAGTTGGAAGTCTGGGGAATTTGTAAAGGTACGGTACAAGTATTACGGGACATCCCCTAAGCATACAGGGACTGTATATACCAAGTTATCGGACGGAACGATTTCGTATAATTCCAGATTTTTCAAAGATTATACCATTGAGCAAGCATTAGACAGTTGTACGCATAGTGTTGCGAATGAAATGTTCTGGGCTTTATGGATAGCTCTGACTGCAGGTGCTGTAATTGGATTTTGCTATTTTGATAACAAGTGGCTGGAAGATTAAACTGATATTTAAGTAAGAAAGTGGATGAGAAAGAAGGTGGCACCGATGGATAAGAAACTTTTATCCGACTACATAGACGCCTGTGAGCTGATCCGGGAGACCGAGCAGCAGATCAGGCGGCTGCAGGAAAAGCAGAGCGAGACAACGCAGGACAGCGTCCGGCGCGCCAGCTTGTGTGCTGGTTCCCTCTGTCTACACAGATAAATCCTGCGGGACTGGGATAGGGTAACAAAAAAATAAAGCAAAAAGAAAGAAGGTGGGGAATGTGGGAACAAGGGACACATACTTTAATGGTTACGGTCTGACATACAATGAGGTAAAAAAAATAGAAGACAAGTGCAAAAACGCAAAGGGTAGGGAATTGGAACTGCTGCTTCTGGCTGCGGAAAGCGCATATGCAGAGTTGGCGCAATATCTGTTTTTTAGCCTGACATCAGGGCTGGGGTATGACAACATCTCGAAGATATGCAACATCCCTATCGGGAGGAAAGATTTTTATGGGTATCGCAGGAAAACGATATATCTATACAACAGCTATATGATACTGGAAGGACATGCAATTGTGTAAAAGGGGTACGCGGATCAGGAAACGAGAATGGTAAAATAGAATAAGAACTGTATGGGGGTGTGATATGAATTGTAATGCCGTCATGAAAAAGCTTCAGCGCGCCATACTGTCAACGGGGCTCGTAATCAAAATTTCTACCAGCCAATTTTACAGCGAAGAGCAGGACAGACTTTTACGGTTACCAGCGCCTTTTTTACCACATGATGGACATAAACATGAATCGGGTACAAAGAGAGCCGGAAGCAATGGTAAAATTATAGAAATAGGAGAATGAATGAGTTATGAACATAACCAATATCCCTTTAAAAAATTTAAAACCATACGAGAATAACCCGAGAAAGAACGATGATGCTGTTAAATACGTTGCAGAATCCATCAAAGAGTTCGGGTTTAAGGTTCCGATCGTGATCGATAAAAACAATGTTATTGTTGCAGGGCATACAAGATATAAAGCTGCAAAAAAGCTTAAAATGAGTGAAGTGCCGTGCATAATCGCTGACGACCTGACAGATGAGCAGATAAAGGCATTCAGGTTGGCAGATAATAAAGTAGCTGAAAAAGCTGAATGGGATTTTGACCTGCTGAATGCGGAACTTGACGATATTATCGACCTTGACATGGAATTGTTTGGATTCGAGGATGCATTGCAGGACGATGCCGAGGAAGCTGTTGAGGATGAATTTGAGGTAGAGTTGCCTCCAGAACCAAAATCCAAACTGGGCGACATTTATCAGTTGGGCAATAATAGGCTGATGTGCGGTGATAGCACGGTGCTGAAAGACG